ACTTCTGTCATTCTAAGTTGTCCTGTAGATTCATCTCTAATGCCTGGATATATAGCTTCCATTAATGGATTTGCTCTCATATCTGCAAGTGCTTGTGTCATGTCCTGTGATACTGTGTATGATTCTAATAATACATCTACTAATCTTGCATCTAAGTATGGGTATCTTCTAGCCATCTCTTCTTTAGTTGTATTTTTTGCTTTAGGTGCAACTACATCTTCTGTTTCAGTATCTTCCACTCTAAATTGATTTGCTTGTCTTGATACCTGGTCATCTTCTGCTTCTTTTTTAGAAAATTTGTAACTAGCACCTTTTACTAATGCTTCTGCAAATTCTTGTGCAGAACTGTAAAAAGAACCATCTTCTTTTTTTTGTGTTCTTGCATAAGCATCATCAAATGTTTCACCTGCAAGATTGTCATACCTATATATTGTTACTGATGCCATTGTTATCTCCTGTATATTGTAGATGCGTTAAAGACACCAGACACATCAGTATCTAATAATCTTGAAGCACTACCTAGTATTTCTTCTTGAATATATGGTGTGTCAATATATTCTCTGTACATATATGTTTCAAAATCCTGATAATTACCTTCAAACTTTTGTGCTTGTCTTGCTACATTCATAAGCTGTGTAGGTGTTAGTGTTTTTTGTCCAAGTATCTTTGTAGTTAAACTTTCAAAACTACCTGCCCATCCAGAATACTTACTACCTTTTGCCCATGGATATAAAGCATCAGCAGCTTTTTGTAAATCTTCTTTAATCAATGTTTCATTAGTCTTTGTGCCATACTCTGTATCTAATCTAAGTTTTGCAGCTATCTCATCTAATTTTCCATTATTTTTATATCCATCTAGTAACAATGGTCCACCATAATCTAATACAAGCATTTCTGCAGCAGAATATCCACCTCTTGTTTCTTCTATCTTGCCAATGTATTTTCTAAAATCTTCGTGTATTACTTCATCACCACCCATAAGTTTTCTTCTTGCAGAATCTCCTAAATTTTTAATTATTTCATTAGCTTCAGGTTTTGTTATTTTTCCTGTAGTAACTGCAGTATTTAAATCAGCAATAAGATTATTTATCTCTTCTCCTCCTAATCCTTTTTGACCTGCCTCTAATTTGTAATAAGCTAAATTGTCATTTATTATCTGTGCTGCTTCCTCTTCGTTTTGAAATGAAAACTCTGCCCATGCTCTAGCTTCTGCAGATGGGTGTGATTTGTACCAAGATGTTTCTGATAACAACTCTGTAGGCACAGTATCAAGATTTAATAATGCTGATAAACCAAAAGCATATTGCATATCTAAATCTAAATAATGGTCGCCATAATGCCTGGCATTGTACTCTAATCTATCCTGTGTAATTCCTAATATTTTGTTTATTGTAGTATTTGCTGTAGATAGTTCTGCAAGTGTCATTACTTCACTCATACCCATTTCATATTCCATAAATACAAACTCACCATTTGCTTCTTCTACTTCATCTACTGTTGCATACACTTGACTAGGTGCAACACCATCTTTTAACATTGAAGGTTCATCTACTCTTATGTACAAAGGCATTTGGTCACCATTAGAGGTTTGCATATAAATAACTCCATACAAAGTATTTCCTACTTGTATTAGTTCATCTGGTTCTATAAATTCATCTACAAAAAAATCTGCCATTAATATCCTATACTTTCGTATGCTTTAGCTAGTTTAATGTAATTATCTACAGTAGCTAAAAATTCTTCATTACCATTGTACAACAATTCTTCACTGTTTTGCCACACTGGGTACTTAGTTATTTGATTTAATTCTTTGTTTAAATTTTTCTCATACTCTTCAGTTCCAAAATGTTGTTGTGATAATCTCATGTGTCTGTTTATATTGTCAAAATCATCATTGTATTGTGGGTCATAGTTGTTAACAGTGTTAAATATATCTGGATTATTAGCAGTGTAGTTAGCTATTTCTTTTACTAGATTTACATTGTTTTCTCTATGTTCTTGTATCTTAGTAAACGCTTGACCAGCACCACTAGCTATTTGTTTTTCTATCCATCCTGACAATGAATGGTCTTGTTGCCACTCTAAACCTTTCCAAGCGTTTTTGCCTGTGCTTACCCAAAATCGTTTCCATGCACCATCACCAGGATTATCATCTCTTAATTCTTTAAATAATTTTTGTGTATCACTAAACAAATCACCTTCTTTTATAAGACCATGTGCTAGTAAATATAATTCTTGTACAGCATATACTGTTGCTAATCCTGCTGCTATAGTACTTCCACCTATTGCTGCACCTGCAACTCCTAATCCTTTTGCTAAAACTGATGCAACTGGTTTTATTGATTTCATTACTATTTTATCTGCAATATCAAATTTTTCTAATAGCTTAAATGCAGCACCAACTGGTTTTAATATTGTTTTTACAGCAGAACCAGATAATGTTTTTGTGGTCCATACATTTGTGTCATGTAGATATCATGCATCTCTTGATATTCATAAAGTCTGTGTGCTCTAACTCCTGTTTCTGTAGGGTCACCATAACCATCATCCATATAACTAATGCTTTCCATAATTTCTGTTACAAATGGGTTATATGTATGTACAGCATCTGGAGTTTGTGATTTAAATTTAAAATTATTATCTTTCATCACTTGATTAAAATCTAATGCTGTTTCTGTATCACCATAAAATGCTACTTGTGAATCAAGCAACAATACTTGTGTTACCTTAAATGTTGTATTATCTGCATCATCTATTAAAGAAGTAAACTCATACTTTCCAGTTCTTATGTTGTACTCTGGATATATTAAATAATTATTTTTTAAAAAATTTAATTCATCTTGTGATAATTCATCAAAATTATCTAAATTATTATTATTTTTAATAGTATCTTCTATTATTCCTCCTATAGATTCTATATCTATAGTATCGCTAGACTTTGATTCAATAGTATGAAACACCATATCTTGATTTAAACTTCCTTTCAAATCTATGCTAATACCCTCTTCATTTGTCACAGTAAAAATAACATTTCTTATATTAAATCCATTTATGTTATCTTGTGTTCTACCAAACTGTTCAAACTCTACACGAACATCATTTGCAAATCTATCTAAATCTTTA